GTTGGTACGATAGAACAAACGTCTAAAGTCCCACGAACTTCCGGAACAAGCCACCCACACGGAGTGTACGCTTCCACAACAGCTTCACAAGCCAGATTCACCGAAGGAGTCTGACCACCGCACCGACGTGCATTCACTTCTCTTTGGGATGGCACACCTCCATAGGAGGCGCGACCCCAATCAACTCTCGCTCTGGGTAAGGTGGGAGGTGCCCCTGCCAGGACTGGTCAAGGACCAGCCTGTAAGGCACTGCAACCGACCGCACCCCGACTTCTCTCTTTTTCAAGAACGCTTCTTTCATTTGCGCTCTTCCACCGGTTAGCCTACCCCCAGGCCAAAAAGCAGCTTGACTCGGCCGCGAGAAAACCACCCCAGAAACAACCGACGGCCTACGAACGGCAGACAAGGCAAGACAGTACCGAAGTGCTGCCTTCCACTTGCACCATTCGTAGGACAAGGAAAACTTCCAAGAGGTGGTCTCCAAAGCGGAGACACGAGAAAGCTCCTCGCCCACTTCGTCCCGCGGCACACGAACAAAGTCCTCAGAAGAGAGAACAACATTGTGCCCAACGGGAGCCGAAGGAGGCGTAACCTCATCCACGGTCCACAGAGACAAGTGGAAGAGCTCTCCCAGTCGCAAAGCTAGCGTGCCGCGAAATCCTAACTCAAAGAGAGTCAATCTAGTTGACCTCAAAGAGTGAAGATGACGACGGAACCAGACAATGCCCGCCCTAAAGCGAACATTGCTGGACACGCCAGCCAAAAACTGAGAGAACTCACGGCCAAGAGATGTCACGTACTCCGACGTCCGCAAACGACCAAAGCGAAGAGTGGGAACGACCTGAAGGTCGCCCCCACGAAAACGCAAAAGGGTGCTATTCAGCGACCCGAACTGGTCATCGACGGAAGTCTTTGTACGCTCGACCTCTAAACCCAACTCTCCTACCGTAGCGAACCAAACATCCGCAACAGACTTTTGAGCCTGAAAAAGGATGTCGTCGCCGTTGATAAGACAAGGAAGAGCCACCGCTTCTTTCCACCCCAAACCCGCAGCGCGGACTGACCAAAGAAAGGCCAGCCTGTTCTGAAGGCAAAGGAGAGGAAACGAAAGGTAACTCCCCATCATCTGACCAATGCGTGGTTCACCGATATCAACACGCTGACGCGTGCAGGGCGGGCCCTTGCCCTCAAG